ACTTGCCCTGCTAATGCTACAGCAGAGGTTACGTTTATCCATGTTGTTAATGGTGGTGGCTCTACTAACACCGTTGAGGTAGAGTGGTACGTATCTGCTGACAGTTACACATCACACTTCCTCAAAGGTAAATCTATTAACGCTAGTGACTATGTAACCTTCAATAACATTGACTTAGTTCTACAGCCCGGCGATGAAATTAGAGTCACACCTACTAGCGCAGGACATATTGATACCATACTTACAGTAACAGAAACCTTTGTACCAGTCGGGTAGCGGGTATGCAATAATAGGTACTACTACCTGACATAATTCTAAGTATAACTATCTCCGTCACACAAACAAAGGAGATCGTGATGCTTAACTTTCTAAAACGTGTATTCAAAGCTATTGAAGAAGCACAACAAAAACGCGCAGACTATAAATTACTACAGATGTTGTCTGAGCGTGAACTACGTGACCTAGGTATTGGTCGCTCACAAATCAAGGAAATCATCTATGGCGAGGAATCTAACAGAAAAGCAGCAAAAGTTTCTTGAAGTACTATTCGATGAAGCTGGCGGTGATGTTGTTGCAGCTAAGAAACTGGCAGGTTACGCTCCTGAGTCCAGCACTACAGCAGTTGTGGAATCTTTAAAAGATGAAATCGCAGATAAGACACGTACTTACTTTGCTCGTAGTGCGCCCAAGGCTGCTATGGCTATGGTTGGTGCTATATATGACCCTACTGAACTAGGTATCAAAGAGAAGATGGTAGCAGCTAAAGATCTACTTGATCGCGCTGGGCTATCTAAGGTAGACAAAGTTGAGATGACTGCAAGTGGCGGTGTATTCTATCTGCCACCCAAAGAAGGTGAAAACCAATAATACCGCAACGAGACTTGGGGTACTGGCAATTACCTTTACCCCCAAAGAAACACAATAAGGAATGGCATCCTATAGTCAGGGTAACACAGAAGATACCCTTTGGCTATGAGCTAGATCCTGATAACGATAAGCTACTCTTGCCTATTGAGCATGAGCTAGATGCGTTAGAGCTTGCAAAACGACACCTCAAGCAGTATAGTTACCGTGCGGTAGCTCAATGGCTGAGTAAAGAAACAGGCCGCTACATATCACATATGGGCCTAAAGAAGAGAATTGAAGTTGAGCAAAAACGTAGAAAAGCAGCTACAATTAAACGCAAGCTTGCCAAGTGGCTCCAAGAAACCCTTGAGGAGATCGAAAAGCTCGAAACCCAAGGAGTCGGTGCCTACGCAGAGATTAGAGAAGACAGTAGAAGCACCAAGTGAAACTGTCCCAGCGCAAGTAGTATCGCCTGACTTTGACGTAGACATAGCTCAGGATATTGTGTTTAAACCCAACCCTGGCCCTCAAACAAGTTTCTTGAGTGCGTCAGAACGGGAGGTGTTATACGGTGGTGCAGCAGGTGGCGGTAAGTCATATGCGATGCTTGCAGATCCACTACACGGTTTGAATGACCCTAACTTTTCTGGACTACTTGTACGTCACACCACAGAAGAACTAAGGGAACTCATACAGAAGTCTCAGGAGTTATACCCTCGTGCCGTACCAGGAATCAAGTGGAGTGAACGTAAGTCTCAGTGGACTAGCCCGAAAGGTGGACGACTATGGATGTCTTATCTCGACAAAGATACAGATGTCACACGCTACCAAGGTCAGGCTTTTAACTGGATTGGATTCGACGAACTTACTCAATGGTCTTCACCTTACGCTTGGGATTATATGAGATCACGTCTACGTAGCTCAGCGCAACACTTAGGTTTGTACATGAGAGCTACAACAAACCCTGGCGGTGCTGGACACCAGTGGGTGAAGAAGATGTTCATTGACCCAGCGCCATCAGGCAAAGCTTTCTGGGCTACTAATATTGAGACAGGAAATACTATTACGTTTCCTGAGAACCACAGTAAGGCTGGTCAACCTTTGTTCAAACGTAGGTTTATACCTGCTTCTTTGTTTGACAACCCATACCTAGCAGAAGCTGGCGACTATGAAGCGATGCTACTGTCACTACCAGAGCATCAACGTAAGCAACTACTAGAGGGTAATTGGGATATAAATGACGGAGCAGCTTTCCCTGAGTT